GTCACAAGACCATGACCGGATAAAAACACCAAAGTGCGGAGTCTTAAATCGCCACAATTTATGGAAAATTTTTCAATTGCGGATTGAAATCATGCTGTTTTTACAATAGTGACGCTTAACTGACTTAAGGAAGAAAGATATCACATTCATATCCTCGCACCAATGTCCATGTAAACCGATTTTCTATGTCTGATGCCAAGAATCCATACCTCGGATTCAAAAACTTTGAACACGATCCGGTAATCACCAACGCGGAGTTTCCAGTAACCTTTCAGGTTCTTGCGTAAAGGCTCACCGTATTCATGAGGCGCGGTTTTCAATCGTTCTTCGATTGCCTTTCGGATCCTGGCCTTCGTTCTGCTGTCAATGAGAGGTAAATCCTCGGTGCGGACATCCGGGTGATAGCAAAGAGTAAAGTTCATGGCTTATTCCCATGTTTCATCATGGGATAAAGCATTCTTCCGGTCAAATGTCTTCATTCTCTCGTCCGCAAAAGCTGCAAGGGCGACATCTTCGCGCAAGTTAATGGCCTCACGAATAAGGTCACGTGCAATAGCGCCCATGGAAACGCCCTCACTGGTTGCAAGATCGCGTATGGCGTTAAACAGCGGCGGCTCAACAACAATGTTTACTCGCGGGTTTTTTGTCGGCATCATTCTTTCTCCTTTGGAAGAGAGTGTAACACTTATGGTATTCCACTTCAAGGCAAGAATCCAATTGCGGTTTGAAATTCTGAAAGGAACAAATCATAAATAATCAGCAAAGCTGGATGAGCATTTTTAAAACGATCGAAAACCTGTCAACCTTAAAGATCCATAGAATTTCCCCCAAACTTCCATAGAACTTCCCCAGAATTTCCCCAAAAGTTCCCCAGGATTTCCTTATCGGCAAAAATCCATGGTGTAGGCTCCTCGCCAAAAGGGAGGGGTTATGGCCTACACGGCGGAAGACGAAGAAACTGTTAAGAAAGCACTGATCGCCCTGGCGACCGGCGCAACCAAGGTCAGTTTCTCGATCGGTGAATATTCCGCCACCTTTGCCCAGACCGACTTCAAAAAACTAGAGGACTTCTACAACAAGATCCGATGGGAGCGGGGCTTGGCCTCCGGTGCTTACAGCCCCCGCACCTACGCAAGGCAGGGAGGACGCGGCTGATGGCCAAAGTCGAAACGGTTATTTCCTCTCTCATCGACCGGTCGATTGCTGTTGTCTTTCCCGGAAAAGCCCTGAAGCGGCAGATGCACCGGGACATACTTGCCCGGAACAAACGCGCCGAACTGTACGAAGCTGCGAAAGCGGACCGCCAGCCCTTCCCCTGGATCCTGGGCAACAGCAACGTCAACGACATCATCGCCGCCTCCACGCCGGCCCTTCGCGCCAGGATTCGGAAGCTGATTCGCGACTTCCCCTACCTGGACCGGGCAGCCAACGTCATGGTCGACTACTCCGTGGGTCCCGGCATCGTCTTTCAGAGCATGGTCAAGGACAACGACGGCAAACTGGACAAAAAAACCCGCCAGAAGATCGAGGACGCCGTACGCTGGTGGATGGACGAGGCCGACATTTCCGGCAAGCTCCACTATTACGAGCTTATGCGCCTGGCCAAGCGCCAGGACCTGGAATCCGGGGAGTTTCTTCTCGTCAAGACCTATCCCAAGGAACGGAACCGCTATCTTCCCTTCTCGCTGCAGAGCTACGAATCGGATTGGCTGTCCTCGACCCATGACAATTACGGAGCATCCGTCAACGGCATCGGCGCCGATCCCGGACTTCGGGAAACACGCCAGGGCATCGAGTACGAAAAAGCCACGGGCCGGATCACCGGCTACTGGTTCAGGGATCCGAACTATGGCGGAACGGAGGTCTATGTATCCGCCGAACAGGTCCTCCACGGCTTCAAAATCCTGCGCCCCCAGCAGCTTCGCGGCGTCTCCCCCTTCGCTTCCGGCGTGATTATCGCCGACGAACTCAACGATTACGTAAACATCGAAATCGAAACAGCCAAAATGGCTGCGAAGTGGCTCGCCTTTGTCTACACGGAGAATCCAGGAATCCGCCAGGAATCCCTGGTCAAGAACCAAGAGGAAGCGGATGGAACGATAAGGAAGATTGAAACGGTTAAGAATGCGATCATCGAGCATCTGCGTCCCAATGAGAGAATCGAATTCGCCGCCAGCAACCGGCCCGGCACAACTTTCCAGCCCTTCGTCCGGCTCATCCTGACAATGCTGTCCATCTCAACCGGAGTCCCCTATGAACTCATCTCCGGAGACTACCAGGGACTGAACTACTCCACGGCCCGGATCGTCCGCAACGACTTCTCCCAGCAGCTCCGTCCCATCGCCGTAAGGCATATCCGGCAGTTCTGCATGCCGACGATCCGCACCGCCATCGACATGGCCGTCCTGACCGGCAGGCTCGATCTTCCCGGATACTGGCGGAATCCCCAGCACTACCTGGAAGGCGAATGGCAGCCGCCGGGAATGGACGCCGTGGATCCCCTCCGGGAAGCGAAGTCCCAGGTCGAAGCGATCAGCTTCGGTCTGAAGTCCCCCCAGGAGGTGGCCCGGGAACGGGGCCGGGACCTGGAGGAAATCTACAAGGAAATCCTGGCCGCCCGAGAAATGGCCGACGACATGGGCCTGACCTTCGAGCAGGCGAAAACGGCGGTCAAGAGCAACCCGGCAGCCATCATGAACGAGGATTGAACCATGCCCCCGAAAGAAATGAACTACCGCAGCGCCCCTTTATCCGTTCGAACAGAGGCCCCCATCACCCTGGACGAGGAAACCCGCTCCGTGGAGATCATCCTGTCCACCGAGGCCCCCGCCCTTGTCTACAACTGGGACCGGGGCGTCATCAACGAGGTCCTGCTCATGTCCGGGGCTCAGCTCCCATCTTCCCGCCAGCTCGTCCAGCTCGACGCCCACAGCCGCTACGACACGGCGGACATCATCGGCTCCGTCCGGGACATCCGGATCGAAGACGACCGGATGGTCGGCCGGGCCTACTTCTCATCGGCCCCGGAGGCGGAGTCCCCCTGGATCAAGGTGAAGGAGGGGCACCTGACGGACTTCTCCATCGGCTACCGGGTCGATGAAGCGGTGTGGATCAAAAAGGACGAAACGGCGTCCATTGATGGAAAGACCTTTACGGGACCGCTCCAGGTCGTCACGAAGTGGACTCCCCGGGAGCTCTCGGCGGTCCCCATCGGCGCGGACGCCAACGCCAAGGCGCGGGCCGAGGCCCATCAAAATTTGAACAGTGTTGTCCAAAAGGAGGAAATATCCATGAACGAACAAATTCGAAAGATGCTCGAAAGCAAGGGGCTCCCCGCCACGGCGACGGACGAAGAGGCGATCGCCTTCCTGGCCGGTCTCGAAGCCCGTCAGGACCCGGAACCGGGCAATGAACCGGACCTGGAGCAGATCCGGTCCGAAGCCACCGGCGTAGAACGGGAGCGCATCCGCGAGATCGATGCTTTACTGACCCGCTACGACTGCCAGGACATGGCCCGCGATCTCATCGTCGGCGGCAAGTCCCTGGAGGAGGCCTCCCGGGCGGTTCTCGACGAGGTCCACAAACGATCCAAGAATCCCGGCTTCTCCGGCGTCATCCTGGTGGGTGATGAACGGGACAAGTTCCGCGCCGCAGCCGGTCACGCCCTGGAGCTTCGCGCCGGCATGTCCTTGGCCGTTCCCGCCCCCGGAGCCCAGGAGCTCCGCGGCTTCACCCTTCCGGAGATGGCCCGCGAATGCCTCCGCATGGCCGGGATCAACCATCACGGCTCCATCAAGGAGATGGTCGGCCGGGCGCTCACCAGTTCCGATTTTCCCTATCTCCTGGCGAACCTCGCCACCAAGTCCCTCCAGCAGGCCTGGGAGCTTCAGTCGGAAACCTGGAGAACCTGGTGCGGCATCGGTTCGGTGAGCGACTTCAAGACCTACTACGACAACGCCCTGTCCGAGCATGACGACCTGGAGGAAATCGGCGAGACCGGCGAGATCAAGTACGGCTCCTTCAGCGAAAAGCCGCCGGAGACCTACAAGATCGCCACCTACGCCAAGAAGTTCCGGCTGACCCGCGTCATGATCATTAACGACGACCTGGGTGCCTTGGTGGAGCTTCCCGCCAGGAGAGCGGAAGCCGCCGGCCGGAAGGTCAGCGATGTCGTCTATGCGGTGCTTGTCGGTAACGGCAACATGGGAGACGGCCATGCGCTGTTCTCCACGAACCACGCCAACGACGCAATATCCGATTACCGTGCCGCCCCCGGCGTGGCGCAGATCGCCGAGGCCATCCGGGCCATGGGCGTCAAGAAGGGAATCGCCGGCAAGAGCCACCTCAACATCCGTCCCGAATACTTCCTCGCCCCCAAGGCCCTGGAGGGCGTTGCCGAAGTCTTCTTCCGTTCGGAGAGATTTGCCGACAGCGACACCGTCGCCACGGATTCGAGCCTCGCGGCCACGCGGGTGAATCCCTACAGCGGGAACTATTTCACCCGGGTCTACGAGCCCCGCCTCGACGACGACTCCCTCACCGCCTGGTATTTGGCCGGGCCGAAGGGCAGGACCGTCAAGGTCGTCTTCCTCAACGGTGTCCAGGCCCCCATGCTGGAGATGCAGCAGCCCGGATTCACCATCGAGGGGGTGGAGTATGCCGTCTCCATCGACGTCGGCGCCTACGCCACGGATCATCGAGGCATGTACCGCAACGAAGGGGCCTGATCATTCCCTACCAAATAATGAAAAGGAGCATTAACCATGGCTACCAATAAAGTTCAGGATGGAAAAATTCTTCGGCTTCCCGTCGGTTCCGGCGTGGATTCCGGAGATCCGGTCTCCGTCGGCAACGCCCTACGGGGCGTCGCCCTGATGGACTATGACTCTTCGGACGGGAAGGCCTCCGTCGAAACCAACGGCGTCTACGACCTCAGCGTCCAGGCCGTGGACGACGCCGGAAACAGCACCGTGGCAATAGGGGATCGCCTCTACTTCTCCGGTTCCTCATCGCCCTATCTTTCCAAGAAGAAATCCGGGAAGTTTTTCGGAATCGCTATCGAATCGGTCACTGCCGGTCAGACGGCAACGATCAACGTCCTGGTCGGCTCCGCCACCGGCCCCGATTCGTCTCTCTTCACCATCGCCGCCGCCGGCGTCTTTACCGTCGATGACGATCCTCTCGATAATTCGGAGTTGATTCCCATCACCGGAGCCCTGGCCACCGACATCGCCCTGGCGTCTTTCCAGGTAAACGGCGGGGCGACGAAGCTGTCGATTGTCTCCGCAGTACCCGCCGCCGATCCGGAAGGAATCACCGTCACGGCAAGCGGCACCTTCACGGCAGGCGACAAGATCCAGTACGCCCTGCTGCGGGCGTCCCTGTAACGATCAAGCTCCGGGGCCGGGCGGCCTCATCCCACCGCCATCCCATGCGGCCCCGGAGCCTGCCATACTTCCTGGTTCTGAAAGGGCAGACATGAGTGACACACAACCGTTTACATTGACTGAGAAAGACTGGGAGAACGCGACGCATGAACAGCGTGGCTGGTACACCTACAACGCTTTATTGGGTTTGAGCACCCGTATCGAAGTGCTGGAGAAAAGGGCATGGGTTTACCGTGGCTGCTCATTTTTAGGCGGCGTGATCGGGGGAATTGCCGCTGCCCTGGGGGTGAAATTATCATAGGAGCAAAACATGAAACCCTTCGATTTTGCCTTCGAGCAGACTCTCTGCCTGGAGGGAGGGTACAGCGACGACCCGGCTGACCGGGGAGGAAGGACCAAGTGGGGCATCACCGAGGCAACCCTTAAGGATGCCTGCAAACGGAGACTTGTCCGTACCAGGGATGTCTCCCGGCTCAGCAAGGAGGAGGCCCGATTGATCTACAAGGCGGACTACTGGGACGCCCTGAAACTCGATTCGGTCCTCTCACCAAGTATTGCCGCAGAGATCTTCGACACAGCCGTCAACATGGGCCGGTCCGCCGCAGTGAAGATCATCCAGGAGGCCCTGAATTACCTGGGCGAATCCCTGGCCTTGGACGGCGTCATGGGGATGAAGACATTAACAGCATTGAACAAGTGGGCCGGCAAGGATGAACGGGCGCTCTTCGTTTGCCTCAACGGCTTCCAGTTCATTCATTATGTGGGGATTGTGGAAGTGAACGCCACCCAGAAGCGCTTTGCCAGAGGCTGGACGAAACGGATTCAAACCCACCGGGAAGAATGAACCATGGCGGATGACATCGACCAGGCGCAGCAAAATGACGAGTTTTTCCGGCAACAGGCCATCCAGGCTCATTTTTCTGGATTGTCCAGAACTGAAACACAGACTTTCACGAGCGAGTGCGTCGAATGCGGAGAGCCGATCGAACCAGCCCGGTTGACCGCCATGCCGAAAGCGATTCGCTGCCTGGACTGCCAGGCAAGGCATGAGCGCCTTTACGGGAGGACTACCTGATGGGAATCCGCTCGGATATGGCTGCAGTCCTGCCGGAGATGTTCGAGGTCCTGGGAGAGGCGGCAACCTTCACCCCTTCAGGCGGAGATCAGGTCGCCTGCAATATCCTCATCGACTTCGATGTCGATCTGCAGCCCGACGGATTCCAGACAACCGCCTGGCAGCGTTCAACGTTCATCGAGACGATCTTGTCGGAGATCGGGAGCGAGCCCAACCGGGGCGATGTCTTCCGGTACAAGGGCACGGACTACACCGTTCAGAAAGTCACCTTCAACGACAGCTTGACCGTGAAAGTGGCGGTGACCCCATGATCAAGATCTCCATCGACCCAATCGACCAGGCCAAGGTCCGAAGCCTCCTTTCCGGGATGAAGACCGTCGGCGAAAAGGTCCTCTCCCGGAGCCTGAACAAGACCCTCACCGGTGTCAGGACGGACGCCTCGACGGAGATCCGTAGGGAATTGAACGCCAAGAAGGCGGCCGTGGATGAAACCTTTACCTTGAACAAGGCCACCATCAAGAAGCTGAGTGCCTCCATTGTCAGCACCGGCAAGCCCCTGGCCTTGATCGATTTTGTGGGAACAACACAGAAAACAAAAGGCGTCTCCGTTCTGGTTAAAAAAGGCAGTAAGAGGAAAATCATTCTCGGCACCTTCATTACGACCGTGGGAAGCAGACACAAGGGCGTGTTCTGGCGAAACTGGCACGGTATGAAAAAGGCGAAGAATTCGAAGATCAAATACGGGGCTCTTCCTGAAAAATACCGGCTGCCCATGTCCGAGCGCTTCGGCCCCCGGGTGCCGGATGTTCTCAGCAATCCCCAGGTCATGGACACGGTCTTGAAGAAGGCTTCCGACCGGCTCCATACGAACATTGAAAGTGAACTGAAATACGAACTGGGCAAACTCAAATGAGCGACACGATCCGCGAAACCATCATCAAGGACTTCATGACCCGCCTGGCGGTCATCACGAAAGCAAACGGGTACAATACGAACATTGGCGGCAATGTCCTGCGGGCGCAGAAGACCGTGGACCCGGAAGATCTCCCCTGCTGCGTCGTCTGGCCCGGAGAGGAAACCGCTGTTCCTTCCTACGGAGAGAACGACTGCTCGATGCCCATCCGCATCGAGGGACTGGCCGAATTCGGCTCGAACAATCCTTCGGTCGTCTCCGAGCAGATCCTGGGCGACCTGAAGAAATGCCTCTTCCAACCGGCGAACACCTCTTTGAGGACGCCGTCGGGATGGGTCCGGTCTCCCGACTATTTCGACTCTCTGACCTACTCCGGCGGCGGGACGGATTCCTATCCTGAGGAAGGACAGAAGACCGTGGGGGCTTCTCTGCTCGTGGAGGTCGGTTACACGGAAAAAATCGGCGATCCTTACTCACAATAAAAACCAACGGAGGAAGAAATGCCTGGATGTATTCGAGTAGAGGCCCCGATCACGATCGTCGAGGGGGGGACCTTTGATCAGATCTTTCAATGGAAGTCCGGATCTCCCGCCGAGGTGGTGGACCTGACGGGATATTCGGCAAAGATGCAGGTGCGCTCTTCGTTCAAATCCACGACCGTTCTGATCGACGTCCCCAACGCGACGGTCTCCTGGGAAGCGGATGGAGACACGGGCGTCTACATCTTCGACGATTCGGAAAGCCCCGAAACGGGAAACTGGAAGTGGCGGGTTTACATCAATGAAACAGACACCGAAGGAATCTGTGCGAGTCACGCCGACATTACGGGCGTCTACGACTTGTTCCTGTATAACGCCGACGGAGAGGCCGTTCTGCAGCAATACGGGGCCGCCTACCTCATGGCGGCCTGCACGAGGAGCGCATAGCGGTGGCTGACGAGCAGTTCATCACGACAAACACGGAAGTCTTCATCGTCACCGAGACACCGGCTGAGGCCCAGCTTGTCGAGACAAGTGCGGAGGAAACCTATTCTTTCGCAACGTCGGAGTCTTCAGTGTCCGTGATCGAAACGGCGCTTCCCGCGGAGGTGATCCTGGAGACGGAGGATCCTGACCCTCAAATCCTCCAGATCGAAACGGCCGGCCCCCAGGGAGCGCCCGGCGAGAAGGGCGAAAAGGGAGACAAGGGCGATCCGGGAGATACCGGAACTCAGGGTCCACAGGGCGATCCGGGTCCACAAGGTGAAACCGGGCCTCAGGGAGAAACAGGGCCTCAAGGCCCGCAAGGGATCCAGGGGCCTCAGGGTCCCCAGGGAATACAGGGCGAAACGGGTCCGCAGGGTCCACAAGGAGATCCGGGGCTTTCGGACGGCACGGTTGATCGGCAGTATCTCCGCTGGAACTCGGCAGCCGAAGCATGGGAAGCCGTGGACAAGTCCGAGACGATCACAGAGGTCAAGGGAGATTCCGAGGTCAGCGACGTGATCGCCAAGGCGCATACCCAGGATACTGACCAGTACCTGGATTACGGTGGAACAAACCAAGTCACAGCCTCCCAGGTGAAGACTGCAGTGACTAACGCCCACCCCCCCGGATCGGACAACCAGGACCTTTCCGGATACATGACGAAGGCGGCCAATCTCTCCGATCTGGCGGATACGGCCACAGCCCGATCAAATCTCGGCGTAGCCATCGGCTTGGATGTACAGGCCTATGACCTCGATCTGGCATTCAATTCGGAGGTCAATCCGGCGATATGCGGCAGGGACATCGGCCAGCGCCTCAATTACGGACGCAATGGTTCACTGCCGGCATTAAGGACAACGGATTTTGCGGCTCTGGCTTTAGGGACGAGCTTTGATTTTTCCATTGTCTGGGAAGGGTCACAGGACGACTGGGCATCCGGCACCGTTCGGCACTTCTTTCGAAAACACGACGGCTCAACCGGCATTATGTTTGGCTTGCATACGGACGGGACGTTTTTCCTCACCATAAACGGCTCGACGTATTATTCGACGGCAGCCGTGTCTTACGGTCCCGATGAAACGCACAACTGCGGGGTGGCGATACAGCGTCAGAGTGCGAGTGCGGCGGGGATCGTAAATTTCTACGCCGACGGGCGGAAGCTTGGGGATTCGGTCGAGATCACAGCCGGAACGCCCGGGACGTTGACGACAACCGATTTCATGTATGTGTCTTCGAGTTCAGCGGACAGATACGGCGGGTCCACAAAAGGGGCAAGCCTCTACAACCGCTTTCTCAGCGATGCGGAAATGTGGGCGGCGAATCTCAACGGCGTGAGCGGTTGGGATATGTGGGGCTCCTGTGAGGCAAAATATACGAGTGATTTCAGTGCCGGTGCGGATTCCTGGAACGGAACGCGGTGCACCAGGACGGGAAACGTCGACGGGATACTCGGAGTCAACGACTGCCTGTCGGCCTATGCGTCGGCGGACGCTGGGACATCGCACTATCTGGGAAGGTCCGGCACCATTTCGCCATACAAATGGTACAGAATAACCCTGGATTATTACATCCCCACTGGGAACACCCACGTCGACGGAATCCGCATTGCGAACACAGCGGGCAACTGGGAAGTGACAGGAGAATGGACATCGGTATCCAAGGTCTTTTATTACACGAATACCTCTGTAGTAATTTATATGCTGTCCAATGGCACTTACTCCTTTACCGGGTCTGGTTCATCTTCGGACGATCTCATTTACCTCAAAAATATCGTTATCACGGAACTGGGGGCCATCGCCGCTTACGATTCGAACGGTCTGCAGCCCGACGGGACCCAGTGGCTCGACAGCACCCCGAACAAATGCCACCTCGTTCAGCCGACTGGGACTGCGGCGGGGTTTCTTCAGAAGTATAAGCGCAATTTTGAAATCCGCTGGACCTGCACCTGGAACGGCACCCACGAGGCCCAGTACATCGGAGGATTCAATCAAGCCGTTCTTCCGGCAAACTGTTACATCACGGACATCATCGGGGTGATATCGGGAACGGTGATCAATGACATCATTCTCGGCGACGGCTCCGACACGGACCGGTGGGTGGCGGTTACCTCCGGACTGGCGGCGGGGACCGTATCCTTCACCCCTGCCAATCGAGTCAGCGATGGGACCAACTGCAAGATGGTGGTGGATCCCGATGCGAACTTCACCGGGTCCATCGCCTTTACGATCCGGGGCATTATCCTGGAGGTATAGAAGATTATGAAGATGCTTCTTGAGAATGAAGAGATCAGGATTGAGGCCGTTGACTTCGAGCATGGCCGCGTCGACTGGAGAAGGACGACGGGGGATTATCTGGGAATGTGCACCTCGGAGATTGGAGAGGCCGATTTCGGCTCCGTGGAAGCCAACATCCGGACGGCTATCGGGGCCGAGCTCAGGGGAGAGGACAATCCCCTGGCAAAAGCGAACAAATAAAATACATGCCTTAAAGGAGGGCTTCAAGAATGGCTAAAACCAACAGCGCAGCCAATGCGAAACTGCAGTACGAAGCCGGCCAGGAATACAACGCCATGGCCGCCATGACCGATTCCGGGGATCACAAGACCTTTGCCCTTTCCGGCGTCTCCCTCTGGTCCCAGCGAAGCGGATATGAACCGGAGGTCCGTCCCGACGGCCTGGCCACCGGAGGCGCGGTCACACCGGGCTCATCGAACAACACCGTCTCCGTCGCGGCCCTGAGCTGCTACCTGGCAGGGGTCCTGACCACAGTGGGCGCAGATTCCGAGGTGGCGATTTCCCGCCCTTCGAGCACCCACAACATCAGCTCCGTCACCATCAACAGTTCCGGGGTCATAACTGTCGTCGCCGGAACGGACGGAACGTCCTTTTCCACGACCCGGGGCGCTGCGGGAGGGCCCCCACTCATTCCGGTCGGGAGCATCGAGATCGCCCAGGTCAGGCTCTCCTCTTCGACTTCGGCCCTGATCACGGCGGCGGAGATTTTCCAGATCATCGGCACGACCTGCGAACGGTGGGACTACCCCGTCTGGAACGAGGACCCCTTCAATGGAGAGATCACCTTTGCCTCCGCCCTCCCGACCAGCCATACGGGAAGCATTGCCAAGGGGGTCCATGCCCAGGTGTACGAACCCCTCTTTACCGACCTGGAACCCGTCATGGATTTCGTCCCCCCGGAGAACAGCCATTCCGTCAGTTCCACCCAGGTCTACGGCGGTACAGTGGGCTCGTCGAGTTCCTCCCTGGGCCAGGGCTCCTTCAAGACCTTCCTGAAGGATGGGATCTCCGAATCCTTCATCGGCCTGAAGGACGAGACCCTCTTCTTCAAGTTCTTCCCGGACCGGAACAAATCGCCCTACCTGATCTGCAACGGCAAGCTCGGGATCTCCCGGACCTATCCCGCCGGGGACAACATCTCCGCTTCCTGCACCATCTCCGCGACGGAAACGGCCGTGGAGGTCACCGCCTGATGCCCGGGTTTGATCTGAAAAAGTTTCGGAACGCGAAGTTCGAGCCCCGCACGGAGGATGTCTCCGTGCCGGATCTGAAGGATTTCTTCGAGGAAGGCGCGGAGCCTCTCTGGCGGGTGAGAAACCTTTCCGGGCACGAGCTCGGACAGGTCAACGAGGCGGCGGAGCGCAACAAGAACCTCTCCGTCGTCCTGGAGGCCCTCGTCTCCTCTAATGCGAAGGAAAAGGCGGAAGCGGTGAAGGAACTGGTGGGCCTTTCGGAAGAAACCCCGAACGACGTGGCCCGGAGGCTGGAGATGCTCTCCCTGGGGAGCGTGGAGCCCGCCGTCGATCATGAAACGGCGGTGCGGCTCTGCACCCACTTTCCCATCGAGTTCTACGCCCTGACCAACGCGATCATAAAACTCACCGGCCAGGGTTCGGAAATAAAAAAAAAGCAGACCGCCTCTGGAGCAGTGCCGATGTCCGAAACAGCTTAGCCCTCTGCTACGAGAAGAAGGCGTTCCTCTATGAGGCAAGGCCCGATTTGATGCCCTACGGCTTCCTCAGCGATATCGAGTTGGAACTCTGGGGGCGTTTCTACGAAACCATGAAACCCAATACCTGATTATGGCCGATCTCGCAAAAACCGTCTCCATCATCTTCGAAGGTGACGACCGGGTCTCAAAGACCATCACCACGCTCGACTCCCGGTTCAGCGCCATGAGCTCCTCCGTGAGCAACTTCGCGGCTCCCTTAGCCTCGGCGGCGGACGCCGTCCTGAAGATCGATGCTGCCCTGGCGGCCCTGACCGTGGGCGGACTGGCCCTGGCCTACAAGAAATCCGTGGAATTCGAATCCGCCATGGTCGGCCTGAAGAAGGTCGCTGGAGATTCCGCCGACACTCTGGAGACTGCCAGGGCCTCGGCCTTCAATCTCTCCAGCCAGTACGGGGAGAGCGCCGCCAAGGTCCTGAACTCCACCACGGACTTCATCCAGGCGGGCTACAATACCCAGGAAGCCATGGCCCTGACGAAGGCCGCCATGGACCTGAAGATCGCCGGGGACATCGAGGCGGCGCAGTCAAGCGAAATGCTTATCGCAACGCTGAAGGGCTTCGATGCACCGGCCAGCGAAGCGACTCGCCTGATCGACATTCTCAATGAGGTTTCCAACAAGTACGCCACAGACGTGGAGCAGCTCGGCCTGGGCATGTCCAAGCTGGCCCCCATCGCCAAGACCATGGGGTTCAGTTTTGAAGAAACGGCGGGAATCCTCACCCCGGTGATCGAAGTCTTCCGTTCGGGGACGGAATCCGCCGACGCCTTGAAAACGGGTCTTCTCAAGCTGGTCGACGACTCCAAACCCGTGAAGGACGCCCTGGCGTCCATCGGGGTCTCCCAGACGGACGCCAACGGCAAGCTGAAATCCGGCAAGGAGATCCTCTACGAGGTTTCCAAGGCCTTCCAGGAGCTGGACCAGAATCAGAAGCTCTTCGTGACCTCTCAGCTGGTCGGCATTGAACAATCGGCCAGGATGGTCACCGTCTTCGACAACCTCGGCAAGGTGACGGAGGTCACCAACACGGCCCTGAACTCCTCGGGCTCGGCGGCCAAGGAGGTGGCAGCGCGATTGGAGAGCTCCGAGGTCCAGATTGACCGCTTCAAGGTAGGATTCGAGAACCTGGGCATCGCCGTCGGGGATAAGTTCCGGGAATCGACCACCAAGGCCATCGCAGGAGGGACCGCCCTCCTTGCTTCACTGAGTGAAGTCTTCTCCTCCGGCTCTTTCGATCCCATCTTCAACGTCATCGCCGGCGTGGCATCCCGCATCGGCACTTCATTGAGCACGATCGCGAAGAATCTTCCCCGGGCCATGGAAGGGATCGACTTCTCTCCCCTCATCAATTCCCTCTCCAGTCTGGGAAGCGCTGTCGGGGAAGCCTTCGAGACGATCTTCGGGAAGATCGACCTTTCCACTCCGGAGGGGCTTCACGAACTGATTCAAAAGATCATCAACGGGTTCGCCGGGCTCATCGAAGTGACCCATGGAATCATCGACGGGATGGAACCGCTCTTCGAGATCCTGGGCAAGGTGGTCAACGGCTTTTCGGTAATGGACAGCTCGACGGCGCAGGCCGTGGGAACCATGCTGGGAGCGGCTAAGGGGATAAGTATTCTGGCGGAGTATGCGGGACTCCTCACCGGGGCCTTGACGATCCTGGCGGGGAAGGCCATGGTGGATGCCGTCTCGGGACTGGCGAGCCTCGCCTCCACGGCTGCGAAGACGCTGCCAGGCCTGTCGGGAATGGTGACCGTCATCGGCTCCCTTAGCGGAGCCGGCGCTGTGGGCGCTCTCGGGGCGGCAGGCGCCGTGGGATACCTGACCGGATCTCTCCTCAATCAGATCCCCGTCGTCCAGAAGGGCGCCCAGTCGTTGCTGGAGTTGCTCGACGTAAATGATAATTACTTCGGGATTATATCGAAAAATAAGGAAACGCAGGACGCCCAGAACAAGTCCTTTGAGACGGCGAAGATCCAGCACCAGAAGCTGGTCTCCTCCCTGAATTCACAGCCGGAATCCAAATCGACGAAACTCAACCTGGAGACGTCATCCTGGCTCGAAGGGGCCAACAACGCAAGCAAGGCCCTGTTCAATATCCCCGACAAGAAGGAAACGACCCTCACCGCCAAGGCGGACACGGTCCAGATGGAGCTGGTGAAAAAACTCGTCACCGAGACCCTGCCCGACGGGACCGTCTCAATCCACGAGGTCTTCGTCAACGAGCCGAAGCTGGCCGCCGCGAAGAAGACCCTCGATGAAGCCCTGCCCAAGGAGAAGAAGATCGACGCCTCCATCGAGACGGCAAGGATCAAGGCCCAGGCGGACATTATCTCCCAGGCCATCGAATGGAAGGCCAAGGTGGACATCTCCCAGGCGGAGCAGGCAACAAAACAATTGGAGTCCATGCTCAAGAGCATCGACACCGGGATCGACTCCACGGGAGACACCCTGGCGAGCCTCTTCAAGACGATGTCGGACAGTGGTTCCAACTGGCAGCTCTACGACGCCATCGAGAAGGAGAAGGAATACCGGGAGCAGGAGTTCGAACTGCAGAAGAAGCTCGTGGAGCAGCAGTTGAAGCTCCAGGAGGCCAAGACCAAGGCCCTGGAATCGGGCAGCCAGGTCATCCAGGTCGAAGCCGCCGGACTCCAGCCCCACCTGGAGATGATCCTCTGGGAGATCCTCTCGGCCATCCAGGTCCGGGCCAATGAAGAAGCGGCGGAATTCCTTCTGGGAGTGAAAGGGGCATAAGGGATGACTTCAAAACCCTTCAAGATCGGCCTGGCTTCCAGGCTCTACCACTCCGCCGGCGCTTTGATGGTGAATCCCCTTCCCGAGGACACGCAAATCCGGGAGAATTCCCGGCGACTGACGAGGACAAAGACCCTGGACGGAGGCGTGGTCATTTCCGACGGCGGCTTTTCCCATGGCGATCGCACCTTCGATGTGGCGGTTTCTTCCACGCCTGCCTTGTGGACTGTCCTCTGGACACTCTTTCAGAACTCTTCCTGGATCATCGTCTCCACCGACGAGGCCTGCTTTCTGGCCAAGATGGAGGACCTGAGGGAAAGCAACGGAAAAATATTTTTGAAGATCCTTCTCAGCGAAAGCCTTACGGATCAATAGCGAGGAGCCATGTCAATCACATGCACCCTTTCCAACCACTGGCGCTATCAGCTCGGCGCAAAGGCCGTCGATATCGCCAACGACACCTTCAAGGCGATCCTGATGACGGACACCTTCGTCTTCGACAAGGACACTCACTCAACCCTGGCGGATGTCAGCGCCTCTGAACTGGCCACGGGAAACGGCTACACCCAGCAGAACAAGACCTTCTCCGGAGGGTCCTGGACGGAAGACGACACAGGCGACAAGGGGGTCCGGACCTTCGACAGTATCAGCTGGACGGCCTCCGGAGGAGCCATCGGCCCGATCGGAAGCCTGGTCATCTACGACGATACTACCTCTGATGACACCGTCGTGGGATGCATCGATTTCGGAACGGACTACACCATCCCCGAGGGCTCCACCTTCCAGGTCCAGGCCCCGGTGATCGAGATCTAGGGGAATCCATGGGCTGGCTTATTGGCTGGACATACCGGAAGAGCGTCACCCTTTCCCGATCATCCGGAGCGGTGACCAACTACCCGATGAAGGTGCTGGTGGGTGAAAACTCCGGCGCATCCGGTTGTGATGTACACTGCAACGGACACGGCCTTTCCTCCTTCAACGATCTGCGCTTCACCAAATCCGATGGCACGACCCTCCTGGATTACTGGATTGAATCCATCTCCGGCACGACCCCGAACCGGCTGGCGATCGTTTGGGTCGAGTTCGACTCCATCGGAACGTCGGCAACCACGTTCTATCTGTACTATGGGAACTCCGGGGCCTCGGCGGTTAGCAACGGCGTCAATACGTTTTCGGTCTTTGATGATTACGAATGGGGATCGGACGGCACGGACCTGGCGACAAGCGGGGGATCGATCACCTATCAAACCCCGAACAACGGCTCCGCCATCTCGACGGACCATGCCTATGGCGGAACGCGGAGCGCAAAGCTTCCCTATCATGCGGACTATTCCTACCTGGGGTGTTCCCTGACGGCCATTGATGCGATGGCGCTTTCCTTCCGCTGGTACTCCGCCCTGGCAGTGAATTATACGTGCTTTGCCTTCGGGAACGCCGCGAAGAGGATCTGGGTGGACATTGTCGCCGGGAGCATTTCTTACTGGGACGGCTCATCTCATGACACAGGCTATGACATCAGCGATGAAGCCTGGGATCTCTTCGAGATAAAAAATATCGATTGGACCGCCGGGACTTACGAACTGCACTTGAACGGGGATCTCATTGCCGAAGGCGTCATGGAGACGAGTGCCGACAGCGAAGATACATTCCAGGCCTGGGGATCGGACACGTCAGGGGATGCCGTCTGGTTTGACAACCTGGTGGCCAGAGGCTGTGATGCGGTCGAGCCCTCCTGGGGATCTTGGGGTGCCGAGGACGACGGATCCGTTACGCTCGCAAATGTGATCCTGGCGGCCTCCCCTGCCCTGTCCGCCGACCTTGAAGTTGATCTTCTCCCTCCCGCCCTGACCGCCTCTCCGGCTTTGAGCTTGGAGGGGAATCTTGCCGTCTTTATCGATGAAAATTATCAGATCACCTACCGCTGTGTCCTGACGGGCGCTGCGGATGGTTTAAGCGACCAGGTCCTTCACATCTCTTCCTTCCAGGGCCGTTTCCGCTCCGGAGATCCATCCTTCCTGTCCGTCGTGGTCCCCGGCCTGGACTATGCAGAGGCGATCAATGCGAGATCCAACGGAAGTTTAATCGTCTTCATGGTCAAGACCTACCCAGCGGGAGATTCCATCGCCGAGGCGATCTGCGCCGTGGACCTGGAGGACATCCGCCTCGACGAGGGAACCTCCTCCGCAAGCATCACCCTCTCCGGCCACCGGACGGAATCCTGGCCGGCGAAGTCGATCTCTTTAAAAGGCGTATCCTACCGCTGTGTCACCAACGGAAAGTTCCGCTGCCGCTGCGTCCCTGATCTTTACATACGGCCGGGCGACACCGTTAATGTGAACGGCGATTCCTTCACCGCAAACCTGATAACCTGGACGGTCGGCGCCGGCATCGAGTCTATGGAAGTCTCCGAGGAATAAATGGGCAAGGGACAAATCCTCAGCGGCGGAACGGACGGCAGGTACCAGGTGAGGCTCCTCTTTGCCCGGGATCGGATCACGAACCGCATCGCCGCTTACAATCAACAAATAACTCTTATTACGGAACAGATCGCCGCCCTTGAGTCGGAGATCCTCGATCTGGAATTGGAGATCGCCTTTCTCAAACTGGAGGCGCAGACCCTCACCGAACAGGACAGGGAGGGGAACAAGAAGGTAATCGAGCAGAAGAACAACGAGCTCACCCGGAAGATCCAGGAGCGCAGCGCCAAGAAGGCAAGAAAAGCCGCCCTGGAACTCATTAAGACCTCCGTTCAGAAAAAGATCGATTATCTCAACGACAACATGCCGGCGGATGAGACGGTGGAAGCCTGGTGCGCGGATCTTTCCCGGAACCTGAAAGGGGCAGTCGGGACCGTCGAAATCCCCGGAGAGCGGGCAATTGTTGTGATCCAGCCGGGCTACAACAACAGCGCCGCCTACAGTGCATCGAGGGACGGGATTATTGAACCGGCCATCGCGGGGACGCCTGCGGGGACCTTTTACAACTGGGCGCTTCTTCCTGGATGGCAGAAATGGAAACCGACCTACCGAACCGGTTACATCACCGCCAAGGACGGGGTGCTCTGCGATGTAGCCCTTGACGAATCGGCCAGCAGTATAAAGGATCTGGATGTCAATGCCGCCTCCTTCCTGCAGAATGTTCCCATGGTCTACATGGAGTGCAACGACGTGGCCTTTCTCGTGGGGGATCATGTCGTCGTCCAATTCGAAGGGCAGAGTTGGGATCACCCGAAGGTCATCGGCTTTGTCGATCACCCGCGGGGTTGCTACTGGGAGCCTTGGAACGGCCCTCTGATTACGACTGACAATCCCTGGGTGATCACCGGCATTGAAGAGGGCTATACGCTCCCCACGGATCCGGAAGATCCGAAGTACGGGAGGCTGTGCCTGGATTTTTCCGCCGGTTCAAAGACCCTCATCACATTGATCGCCATTGAGGGGGTGGCAATTCCCATCACAAAAAAGCAGTTATTTATCAAAATTTCCAGTTCGTATGACACGACCCTTTTTCATTCACATGGCGCGTCCATCACGCTGATCGGAGAAACGGAGAATGGTTATACCTTGCAATTCTTAAAGATTACTCCAACCAGCGGGACATATGAGAATGACGGTCTGACCCCAATTGATTTGACGGCTCATGATCTTGGGAATTATATTACAAAAGTTCAGATTCACGCCTATGCCCATCCGGGACATACCTTTCATTACGAGATCGATTTCATCAATTTTCTGTAACATAATGATATCGACGCAAAGAAGGTTTCATCTACAAAGCAATGAACTGGTGAGTTAAATATTGTGAAGATTTACGACTGAAATGATTGATAAAAGATGATGCTCACCTGCGTGGCGGCACTCTTCTGCCATATCAGCTGCAGCAACCTGTTCGATCTGTTGTTCGAAATTAACCTTCACTTCGACCCTTCGAAATAATGTTTCTTTACAAGGCCCCATTCTGAAGTATCTGATTGGTCTTCAGGGAAAACTGTCGAAAGCGCCCAAGGGAAATAACCTCCAAGTCCCTCCCAAATCTGTCTTCCTGACTCATCAAGATCTAGACGTTTATGAAGATCGACGGGAGGCTCAGGTGACATTACAAACACACGGAGCCCATGCTCCTTGACAGCATTAGCAATGATTCTATTCACATGAGAGTCTCTGAAACTGTAACCTATTACGAGCAGACGATGATCTTCTTTCGCGAGAACCTCTGTGAAAGTCTCAAAGTATTTTGAAAGAAGCGGTTCCTTTTGTATCTGCGCCGCCTTTTCTTGTCCGATGACCATTCGGTTTGCCCCATCTGCGCTCAGCCAGTTTGAAGACCCATGTAGTTTCAGATAAAAGAATTTCTCACTCTGGAAAAGGGTGCTTTCCTGAGATGCCTTAGGACCAGGTAACACCACGGAGTTTGGGCCTCTGATCCCGCTCAATCCGATATCCATAACAGGAATTCCTGGCAGATGAAGGTGTCCCTCTGTGCGGAAGTGTCGCTCGACAAGAAGGTCTTGATTCAAAGTAAAAAAGAAGCCTGGCGAAGCACTGGTTCCCGCGAATCTGTTGATCAATCTCTGAACATTGGAAGCTGAGATAGGATAACGTGACTTACACTTCTTCACGATTTCGTCGATATATGCATATGCATCCGCCACCCCTCTGGCCATAGCCTCTTTTTCTTCAGTAGTGTAATCTCCCGACATTATGCTGTGATAAATGGACTCGAAATCAAAATCGGAAAGGACAGCTTCTCGGACCCTTGGTTCCCTTTGGATAGATGAGTGATTCATGATAGTGGCCCACAACTCAGTGGCTAGAGGGGTTCCGAAATTGGCAGAAAAACCTGCCCCTGTAAGAAGAATAAATCTGTTACTTTTCATTGACGCCTTTCCACCTATTATTACCGGAATAGATCTCGATCGAACAATTAATTCCCAATTTCGCTTTTTCCGATTATTTCTTATTACAAACCAAATTTAAAAATTTGAAATAGAGCTTTATATTCAATAAATACAAACAAATAGCCAAGCAATTTGATTAATATTTACAATTAACTGTTTTCAGGAAGAACTTGATTAATACAGTCGGAACGATTTTTTAAAAAATGTTTAGCACTGGAAAGTGCGGAATCCGTGTACGATTCAACATTTTGATAAGACTTGATATTAAGAATTGCCGAACGAAAGGGCGCTAAGGATGATTTTCAAAATTGATGCAGTCCACTAACTTTGGTGATCCGCCTAGTGCGGACCCGCAAACAGGGTGGTGTGGCAGGGGCGCGGCCTTTTATGGCCGACCCCTATGCCGATTATAAGCAAGAAATTATTCTTTAAAAAGTAAATCTTCTTTTCCGTACTTTTCCTGTAAGTCCCGTAAAAGGAGAGCGCTATCCTCTGCTATTCTCCGATTGATTTGAATGACCCTTTCAAACCAAGGTGTGTTAATTTCTTTTGCAATATCTTCTATAGATTTTCCCCGTTTTTCTGGCTCGCTCAATAGCATTGCTGCTTTTTCACAAATATCTGCTTCCCCATCTGGTATGAATTTAGCCAGTTCAATATAACCAACTCTCAGCGCTCCGTAAAACTCATTTGTTATAATGGTATTGGCAAGATCAGGATATTTTTCTTTCAAATTATTCCATGAGCTTTGGTTATTTAGGAATCTAAGTAAGAGTTCAATTGCTTTTTGTATCTCATCTCTGGAATAAGGAAGATGTTCTTCGGATAATCCGAGAATTAGCTTGGAGGTTTTTTCTAATACAGCCCCAAATTCGCTAACAATTTCAGATGCCAAATGGACGACATTCGGATGGTCCCACGGGATCTCTTTTCCACTCAAAATCTGCAAGATTGCGGAAGTTGTTTTCTTCTTTCTCGATCTGAAGAAATCTCTTAGTTTCATGACCTTAGAACATAACAATTAATATCCGAACTTCGCTATTTCCGGTTTTTCATTATATACATACCACTTAATAATTTGTAAACATTTATTTAACAATCATGGGCTTCATTACGCCAGAAACTTTCTCCTGAATCCTGCCAATCCCAGCAAACCGGATCCAACAAGCAGCATCGTAGCGGGTTCTGGGACAGTAGTTGCCAAGAAAGCATATGTTCTTGTTCCAGATTCTGTTGGATAATAGCATTCCCCAATGAATTCACCAAGATTGTTTATTTCTGAAATATTCATTATCCTGTAAGGGGTTATAACCTCTGAAGCAATTCCATCTCTCCAAATATAGTACCGGTATTCGCTTTCACCAAAGAGTTTTACTTGTAATAAAATTTCGCCGTTGTCATTGATGTCCATTGCGAAACTGTTTTCCCAATCACTTACATTCAGGTCGGTAAATTCACCGTTTGAATATAAAAAGGCATGGCCCCAAAAAGAACCCCTTCCATATCCAACAACTTGCCCACTCTTGTTAATTGCCAATGGGACAATTTCCGTCCAATTTGATGGAGCAGAAATTTCAGTGGGATTAGCATTTGAGCTTTCCCAAAATAAGCCACTTTTTCTTGTGGCTTCACCTGTGCCAACAATTTGGCCTATATCATTAATAGCCCTGGCGAAAGTATTCGTATATTGTCCAGAAGTCAGATAATTATAAATGCCGTTTCTTTCCCATGTTATAGCCTGCATATTTCTTGTTTGCATATCTTTAGAATAACTGCCTATTCCGCTGATTTCGCCACTCGATTCCGGAGGAATCCGCCACCCTGATCCGATTCAAAGCGCCATGGTGTTCCGGTTGAATCCGCCACCCCTGGTCGGAGCGTAGCGACGCTGGATTTTCAGCTCTTTTACATAGAAGATTCTTCAGGTCAAGCCGGCATATTTTTTCCTCATCGATTCCCCCTTCATCGACAGATTGATCTTATGGGCATTATGGATCAGCCGGTCGAGGATGGCGTCGGCAATGGTGGGATCGCCGATTTGTTCGTGCCATAAATGCATGGGGAGTTGACTGGTGACAATCGTGGAGGCATGACCATGTCTTTCCTCGACGACCTCCAGGAGGTCTCTTCGTTCGGAGTCCGTCATGGGCGCCAGACCGAGATCATCAATCACCAGGACATGAGCCTTGGCGAGTTTATTGATCGTTTTTCCGTAACTTCCATCTCCCCGGGACAGGGCCATCTGATAGGAGAACTTGGGAGAGCGGATGTAGAAGGCCCGGTATCCTTCCCGGCAGGCCTTGTTGGTCAAGGCGCAGGCAAGGAAGGTTTTTCCCGATCCGGTGGGGCCTGTGAGAATGATGTTATGATGACGCCTCACCCAATCACAGGAGATGAGGCTCATGAATACGGACTGATCGATTCCCCGCGGGGTTTTGTAGTCGATGTCCTCCACACAGGCATTGAGTTTCAACCTGGCATTTTTCAGATACCGGTCCATGCGGTTGTTTTCCTTCCAGGTCCATTGGCGATCCACGATGAGGCCGAAACGTTCCGCAAAGGAGAGTTTGTCCATATCTGGCTGATTGAGCTGATCGGCAAAGGCCTCCGCCATTCCCGTCAGCTTCAGTTCATAAAGTTTGTTCAGGGTCTGTTGATTAAGCATGAGCGGACTCCTCCTGTCGGTAATATTCCTGCCCCCGGATATTGTCATGGATGATCTTCTTCTCCGGTGATGATTCCGGCAGCTCCTGGGCATCGAGGTTGGTTTTCAGGATGGATTCGATGCTCTTGTAGCTGTAGGCTTTCAGAAGAAGGGCGCGGCCGCAGGCGGCTTCCAGCCGTTCTGGAGAGTAACGTTTTGCCAGTCGCATGATGCCCAGGCAGGAGCGGAACCCCTGCTGGGGATGCCTGCGGCTCTCCATGATGCAGGAAACGATCTGCCGGGTATTGGGACCGTTTTTGCCTGCCCAGTCCATGATCCGGGAAGGGGTCCATTCCAGATATTTCTGATGGGCCTTGGGCATATGTTCCGTCAGCGTGGTGTGTTGACATTTTTCGCTGCTTCTCGCATGGCTGGCGACGCGGCGGTTTTTGAACAAGATCTCCACCGTGGTTGCCGTCAGCCACGCCTCCACCTGTTCTTTTACAAGCTGATAGGGGACGCTGTAATAGTGACCGTCAATCGCGACATGGTAGTCAATGTTCACCCGAACCTTCTTGCATTCGGCATAGACATAGGGACTGGCAGGAAGGGGCTTCAGGGCCGGACGGTCAAGAGTTTCGTAAAGACTTCTCCGGGTGCCGTTCATCTTCTGGAACGTGCGGTTGTTGAGATCCTCCAGCTTTTCGGCGATGGCGTTGTTCAGCTCGCCGATGCTGAAGAAGGTGTGATTCCGAAGCGCCGCCAGGATCCACCGTTCCGCTATGAGAACGGCCGACTCCACCTTGGCCTTGTCCTTGGGCTTGACGATCCGGGCGGGGATAATGACCGTATTGTAGTGGCAAGCCATTTTGTAATAGGTCGGGTTGATGTCCGGTTCATAATAGCAGGCTTTGGTTACGCCGGTTTTCAGGTTGTCGGGAACGAGAATCTCCGGTACGCCCCCAAAGAAATTGAGCGCCCGGACATTGGCGTCGATCCAGGAGGGGAGATCCTGGGAAATACTTGCCCAGGCAAAGGTATAGTTGCTGGCGCCGAGGGTGGCAATAAAGAGATAGGCGTCTATGGTTTCTCCTGTCAACGGATCAGTAACCGGAATCGTCTGGCCGGCGTAATCAAGAAAGAGTTTTTCTCCCGCCCGGTGGGTCTGGCGAAGGCAGACATCCAGCTTGTTGCACCACTGGTGGTAATGGTAACAGAACTGGCTGTATTGATAGCCATCCGGGTTGACCTGCCTGTATTCCAGCCACAGCAGCCGGAGGGTCACCCCTTTGCGGGTCAGCTCCTTACGGAGATATTCCATGTCGGGAAGATTCCGCTTCTCGGAACACTCTGCAGGAACGGAGGGTGAAAACAACAGGGCTTCCAGACGGCCGTCATCGAGATCAGACACCTCTGGCCAATTTAAACCGGCACGCTCGGCACGTACCAGGTACTCCCTGATCGTGCTGCGGGCAATTTTGCAGCTCTGTTCAATCTGTTTGTTGGAGAGCTTTTTCTCCCATTTCAGTCGTAAAACTTCTTTGATGGTGCGCATGGATAACCTTTCCGCCGCCACTTCAGCCTCCCAGTTTTTTTGAAGGCCTCTAACGGCTTTTATTGGATTTATCCAGCGTTCTCTAGAGATCCACCAGGGGGTGGCGGAATGGCCCGGAATCAGGTGGCGGCTTCCACCGGATTTGGGTGGCGGAATGAAACGGAATCAGGTGGCGCTTTCAAACGGAATCGGGTGGCGGAATGACCCGGAATACGCAGATTGCTATATGTATGAAAATATAAGACATAAAACTTATTTTAAAAAATTTAAA